GCCAAAGTTTTAAACCAAAGAATATCTCTCATGAAGAATATAAAGCATGGGATGATATTATTGTTGGTTGCCTAAAAGCCAACTATTGGGTAACGTTAGACTTTGGTGTTGAACACATCGAAGGTATCCTAGAATCTTGCTATAATGAATATCCTAGATTTATCCCTATGATTAGTGTTAAACTTCCCTACATTAATCAACTTAACTACAATGCAACACTTAAACTAGATGATAGAACTTGGGGTGCTACAAATCCAGGAGTTTGGACTCATCATCTCCACAGCCTAATGAATAAAGATAAGTTTACTCATTGGGATCAATATACACAAGACTCAGAAATTACATCAAAATGAACACTGTTTATTCAACTATACCATCCACCAGTGGTAGACTAGCTGGAAGCAAATATCCTAATAAAATTAAAAAGGCAAAAAAAATGAAATTATCACTTAGACAACGATTTAAAAATTGGCTTTTAAGAGATGACCATGAAATAGAAGTTAGTAGAGATATAGTTGTATCAGATAACCTTTCTAGCGAAGGTATGAAATTTCAACTTTATAAAGCATCTGGCGGCTATGTTATAGAAACTAGATCGTATGATCAAAGAAAAGATAGGTCTGAATATCATATGTATATTGTTACTGATGATAAAAATTTAGGCAATGAAATTGGTAAAATTATCACTTTAGAAAGTCTAAGATGAAACACCCAACCTTAAAAATTAAATCGGCCGTTGTTAAAGAAAACCTTAGTTATAGGGTTAAAGTTGAATCATGGGAGTCTATAGCACCCGAAGGTCTGATTGCTGTAAATTTTATTCAAGAAAGCCTAAATAAAGACGGTGAGGTTGATTTTTCTAGCACATACAGTTATAATATGACTAGAGAAGAAATTAATAATCTTTGTAAGGTGCTATCCGAAGTATGACAACTATCAAACAAGACATTCACCCTAACAAAATGATTTGGGACGGAGAAACTACGATGATTATTAAACAAGACATTCGTCCTAATAAAATGATTTGGGTTACCTTTCGTAAAGAAGGTATTCACAAATATCCCGCAGCCGCAACAGATCCAAACCTAGCAACAGGAGATGAATATGATGTTTCGTTTTTGGCTAATCCCCATCGCCATATTTTTCATTTTAGGGTATGGCTTAGTGTCACCCACAATGACAGAGATGTGGAATTTATACAATTCAAACGATGGTTGGAAAGATTGTATTCTAGCAACGAAGGTGTATTGTCGCTAGACTATAAGAGTTGTGAGATGATGAGCGATGACTTATATGCTCAGATTCACACAAAGTATCCAGATCGAGAGATTTGGATTGAAGTCTCCGAAGACGGAGAAAATGGTTCATTTATCAAATATTAATTTAAAGGAAATTGAAATGGCACAGCCTGCTTGGCTCAAAAAGTATCTTACCATGAAACCGGAAGTTAATAAAATTTTCGATGATTTGGAGGAGTGGCATAATCATTGCCGTTTTGCAATGATAGAATTCAATCCAGCACATCTTTATAAGACTAACGATTATAAGGAATGGTCACGCAGAAAATCAAATAAATTTAGGAGAAATCCTCGATTTAATAAATCGAATGATAGATACTAATGAATGTATTTTTAGTTGATTTAGAAGCAGTGGAAACAAGATACACAGGCGAGTGGAAGGTTCACTTGCCTGCCTTGTTAAGAAAGAGAGGACACAATGTTCAAATTATTAGTGGTGTGGAAGATATTCCTAAAGCCACTACTCCTGGCGCCTTTCTTAATTTTGGCGGCACTAATATCTACAAGGCTAGCCAAGTTGAGCAAATGGGAAGACTCTTCTGCGAAGGCAAAGTAAAAAATAATGATCATTTTATTTTTACTGACGCTTGGCATCCTGGTATCATAAATTTAAAGTACATGAGTGAACTTCTTAATATACCAATTAAGATTCACGCATTGTGGCATGCAGGTAGTTATGATCCTCAAGACTTCTTAGGCAGATTAATTGGTAATGCCCCATGGGTTAGGCATGCAGAAAAATCTTTTTTTCATTGCATTGATCATAATTATTTCGCTACTCGATTCCATATTGATATGTTTTTCGAAAATCTATTAAATGACGATGTTTTTGAAAATCCATGGAAAAACGAAGACAGAGCTAGTCTTTTGATGACATTAAAAGTCATAAAGTCTGGATGGCCTATGGAATATATGCAGGATACATTGGTGCAATACAAAAATATGCCTAAGCGTGACCTTATCCTTTTTCCACATCGCATCGCACCTGAGAAGCAAGTTGAAATTTTTAGAGATCTAAAAGAACACTTGCCACAGTACGAGTTCGTAGTCTGTCAAGAAAAGCAACTTACTAAAAATGAATACCATAACTTATTAGGTGAAGCAAAATTAGTATTCAGTGCCAATCTTCAAGAAACACTTGGCATTAGCTGGTATGAAGGTGCAATAGTAAATGCTATTCCTATGGTTCCGGATAGACTTAGCTATAGTGAAATGGCTTTGGACACATTTAAGTATCCTAGTGAATGGACAGAATCTTTTGAATCATACGCTGTACATAGAAAAGAAGTCTGTCATAAGATTATACAGTATATGGAAAATTACGAAAAGTTTTTACCAAGCCTAAATAAGCAAGTTGAAATGTTAAGTTCTGAATATTTCAGTTGTGATCAACTAATGTTGATGTTAAAATAATATATTATCTATGACTTGGAGAAATTATGGTTTATAATAAAATGTATGAAAGTAATGACGAAACAGCACTAGATGCTATGGCTGGTGATGGTGGCTACAAAGAATCATACCTAGGCGATCATCTTCGTTTTAAAATGAAACGTGAAGGTAAACGTTTTTGGGCTGGCGATAATATTAGCGACTTTCTACACGAAGGCGACAAAGAAAAACTAATTGACGAAGCAACTGAAGCATTTGAACTAGTGCTTGATCGGTTGCTGATTGATCGTGAAAATGATCCCAACAGTAAAGGCACAGCGCGGCGCCTTGCTAAAATGTACTTTAACGAAATAATGGCAGGTAGATATGAACCAGCACCAGACGCAACTTGTTTCCCAAATGATTCGGAGGACCGTTACGAAGGTATGTTGGTTGTTCGCAGTGAGCTTCGCAGTATGTGTAGCCATCATCACCAACCCGTTGTTGGCGTTGCTTATATTGGTATTATTGCGGCTGAGAAACTCATCGGACTTAGCAAGTATACGAGGATCGCTCAGTGGTGTGCCCGTCGAGGTACTCTCCAGGAGGAACTTGCTAATGACATTGCTAGGGAAATCGAAAAAGCCACAGGAGCAAAAAATCTAGGTGTCTACATACAAGCAACTCATGGGTGCTGTGAGAATCGTGGTATTATGGCACATAGTAGTCTTACACAAACTACAGTGCTAAAAGGATCTTTTAAAACTGATCCTGGTGCAAAAAAAGAATTCTTTGATAACATTAAACTACAACAGGAATTTGCTCCTAGATAAGGAAAATTATGGCTAACTGGATTGTTAAAACTTACTACAAAAAATCAATTGAAGAACACGAACATTTTGTTAAAGATGGTAAAGAAATTACACGCAAGACTGGTTGGCGTTCTGGATCTTGGAATGTAACTACTAGCGACGATAATCTTCCAGAGTTTGAATTCACATATGTCCCTGGTGGCGATGATCGAAAAGATAGTATAGACATGAACAATTGTTATTATAATAATATTGAAAATGTCGAACTGATTGAAACCTGGGATGGATGTTGGGAAGATATTGATTTTCCCGAAGACATGGCGGAAGAAGAACGAGAACGCCTAATGGAAGTGATTGAAGAAGAAGGTTTCTATGCATTAGAGGATGAAGAAGATTGGTATTCTAGCGATACTGAATGCTGGATATGGGGTCCTATTCTTATTGAAAGCTCAGAGGGAACTCAAGTAAAGATTATCTGCGCAGATGAAAACGGTAATGTAATTGACTTTAAGGAGGAAGAATGAACTCTGTAAACATGGCTAACGATTTAATTAATCGTGCAAAAAATCTTAAACAGTTTGTTGTTCTAAGAGAATTTGATGAAATTCCACCTGGGGTGGTAAAATTTGATATTCAACATAAACAGGGCGAACTTGCTCAAATCTTTGTTCATGCACTAACACAAGATGAAGCAGAGAGATTGGTGGATGATTGGATGATCGGTGAAGATGTTTGATATAGAAAAACAGCATGAATATTTGATCGAATATCAAATAGATAGTATAGAATTAGGAATATTGTGTGAAAAATATCCAGGATTGAAAAACAGCTGGGTGCAGTTTAAATCTATATACGAAATGTGTAAAGACCAGATGTTAATTGAAAAGTAACTTATGAACTCATTCTATTTCTATTTTTTAAGTTTGATTTTTTCCATTGCTAGTCTAGTCGATCACAATATTTTATTAATGTTAATTGCACTAATATCTTCATTTTTAGGTATACTTGTAGAAAGAAAAACTTAATGAAGTTGATGCCTTTAAAAAATGAACTGATGGTACAACAACAACTACCAGCAAAGCAAGAAAGAATACGTGCTTGGCAACACATGGTAGCAGTTATCATGTTAAATCAGACAAATAGAATGTCTGTAAAAAAGATATTACCTAATTTTTTAAATCATTGGTCTAGACCTTCGCAATTCATACAAGCCGATGCTAAACAAGTTCAAGAACTAATTAAACCTTTGGGAATGGTAAATGTTCGTACTAAACGGTTGTTAAAAATGACCATAGATTTTTTGACTTGGGACGGAAATGATGCTACAATGTTATACGGCATTGGAAAATATGGTTCTGATAGTTATGAAATCTTTTTCAAACAAAACTACACTGTACAACCTACAGATAAAGAACTAAAGAGATATCTTACAGAGGAGATTTTTGGTGTTGTTAAAACTGCTTGAAAAATTAGGTCGTAAAAGAATCATATATGATCGTGTAGAAAACGAACCATATCTTGAGCGTTATTATCTTTTTTTAAAGGAACGTGAACGATTTCCGTTCAATATATTCCTTCATAAATTTCTAAAAGGCGATCCTGATGATCTACACGATCATCCTTGGCCTTATGCTACACTTATTCTTAAAGGCGGATATTGGGAAACTACACCAGAAGGAACATTTTGGAGAAAGCCTGGCCATTTTAGAACATGTAAAGCAGAAAGCTATCATAGAATCGATTTAGAACCTGGTGTGGAGTGTTGGACACTATTCATGCCTGGTCCTCATAAAAGAGAGTGGGGTTTTGACGTTAAAGGTAAATGGATAAAATGGGACGAATATTTAAGGATGCGATATGAAAAAGCTAATATTAAGTAACAAAGAAATCAAAAATTTAACATCAAAAATTTGTAGAGAAATAGCCAATTTAAATTGGAAGCCGGAAATTATTGTAGGAATTAATCGAGGTGGGCTAATTCCTGGTATACTACTAAGCCAGTGGTTCAATGCTAAACACGTTCCTTTATCTGTGAGTTTACGTGACGGTGGGGATTGTGAAAGTAATTTATGGCTTGCAGAATATGCGTTCGGTTATAATTCAAATCCAGAAAATAGTGGAGTGAAAGAAAGTCGATGGGATCCAAGTCTAAGAAAAAATATTTTAATTGTTGACGATATTAATGACAGCGGTGCCACATTTAATTGGATTAAAGAAGATTGGATCAGTGGCTGTCTGCCTAATGAGACTAATGTTTGGAATAGAGTTTGGAATCAAAATGTAAAATTTGCTGTATTAGTAGACAATTTAGCAAGTAATTGTGAACTCAAAATGGATTTCTGTGGTATGGAAATTAATAAAGCAGAAAATGATGTTTGGGTCGATTTTCCATGGGAAGAATGGTGGTCAAAATGAAAGATACAAATAAAGTAATGCTAGGTCAACCTGCATTCATTGAAGACAGTAACGCTCCTTGGGATAATATGTTAGAAGAAGATTATCATATTAAAGTATTTTATGACAAATATCCAGTTACCGAGGGACATCTATTATTCGTGCCTAAATACAATACCGTTGCTGTTTTAATGGATTGTTTTGAAACTGCTGTACACGATGGCATTAAACGAGTACAAGATGGTGAGTGGGATGGTTTTAATGTAGGATTTAATTATGGTCAAGCAGCCGGTCAAACTGTTGAATGGCCACATGTTCATCTTATTCCTCGCCGTAAAGGAGATATGGAAGATCCTACAGGCGGTGTCCGGCACGTTATTCCCGAAAAGGGAAATTATAAAAAATGAGCCCAAGTGATCATGAAGTAATTATAGATTGGACTCCGCAAAGAGGTACGATATGGTGGAACGAAATATGTGCGAAAGTATTAGAAGTTTTTGGGTTACCTGGTACCAGGTTTATTTTTACACCAACTGAAGATTATATGATCTTCACATTTAAATCTATTAAAGATGCACAATTATGTCGGATAATGTTCAGCGAAGTGATATCATAATAATTTTGATAGTAGCAGTAGCAATGCTAGTTTTGATTTTTACCTCATTTGGGGAGAATCGGACAGTTATTTACGATTGCCGCATGTCTGAGATAAGTCCTGATTTTCCAATTGAAGTCAAAGAAGAATGTCGAAAGTTATTAAAACAACATATTGACAACGAGTCAAAAAGGGGTTATATTAAAACATGAGTAAATTAAAAATCGCAGAGCTGTTTTACAGCATACAAGGTGAAGGACGTTATATGGGCGTCCCTTCTGTATTTCTACGTACATTTGGCTGTAACTTTAAATGTGCCGGCTTTGGTATGCCACGTGATGAAATTAGTATTGAAGCCGATGACATTGCTTATACCCACGCAAACATCGAGTCTTTTCAAAAATATGAAGAACTTCCATTAGTTAGCACAGGGTGTGACAGTTATGCTAGTTGGCATCCTGCGTTTAAGGATCTAAGTCCAATGCTTACAAGCGATGCTATTGTAGATCGCATTATGGAAATTATTCCTCATAAAGAATGGAAGGACGAACACTTAGTTATCACAGGCGGAGAACCGTTGCTAGGTTGGCAACGAGCTTATCCAGACTTGCTAGATCATCCTAAGATGAAAAGTTTGAAAGAAATTACATTTGAAACAAATGGTACTCAAAAGCTAACTCCTGAGTTTAAAGACTATTTGTCACGTTGGGCTGGTTCAAAATGGGGTGTTAGAGAAATTACATTTTCAGTTAGTGCTAAACTACCTTGTTCGGGCGAAAAGTGGGAAGATGCTATTTGTCCAGCGATTGTTAAAGAATACGAAGATGTAGGCACTGCGTATCTTAAATTTGTCATCGCAACAGAGCAAGACTTTGCGGATGCAGAGTGTGCTATTGCTGCGTATCGGTCTGCTGGGTTTAAAGGACATGTTTATCTAATGCCTGTTGGCGGTGTGGAAAGTGTGTACGCACTAAACAATAAGAATGTAGCATTGTTGGCTATGAAAAACGGACTACGATATAGTGACCGTTTACAAGTGCCACTGTTTAAAAATGAGTGGGGAACTTAAGGAGGAAATTATGGTAACTAGAAAAGCAACTACAAAGACAGAACCTGCGGTTAAAAAACCCAGAGCTAAAAAATCTTTAACACCAAAAGAAAAAGCAACTGCTAAAAAAGAACCTTGGGTTTCAGTATTGGAAACACATGTTAATCCGGAAAATCCATCAAATGGATTCTTTGAGCTTGACTGGAATGAGTATTTTATAGTACTATTAAAGAGTCATGGTTATGATGGTCCCACTGAAGAAAGCATCGTTGATGCTTGGTTTCAAATACTCTGTAAAAATATTGGAAATGAGCAGGGTGTAGATATGGAACGACGAGGAAGTGGTTATATTAATGTTCAAAAAATTGGTAACAATAAATCAGAAGTGAGTTAAATGAATTATATTCTAGTTGATACTGCTAATACGTTTTTTCGAGCAAGGCATGCTGTTAAAGGTGATTTAGAGACCAAAATTGGTATGAGCCTTCACGTCACCTTTAACAGTGTAAAAAAGGCTTGGAAAGACTTTGATGGTGATCACGTAATTTTCTGTTTAGAAGGTCGTAGCTGGAGAAAGGATTACTATGAGCCATATAAAAGAAATCGCAGTGACGCTAGAGCCGCACATAACGAAAAAGAGGCTGAAGAAGAACGAGTATTTTGGGAAACCTTTGATCAGTTTAAAGAATTCATAAATGAAAAAACTAATTGCACAGTACTTCAGCATCCTCAGTTAGAAGCTGATGATTTAATTGCTGGCTGGATTCAGAATCATCCTCAAGATAATCATATTATTATCAGTACTGATGGCGATTTTGCACAAATGATTGCTCCTAATGTAAAGCAATACAACGGGGTGAGCGAAGTTACTACAACACATGAAGGTTACTTTGATGCTAAAGGCAAACGTGTCAAAGATAAAAAAACAGGAGAAGAAAAGCCTGCTCCTAATCCTGAATGGCTTTTATTTGAAAAATGTATGCGTGGTGATACTAGCGATAATATCTTTAGTGCGTACCCCGGAGTTCGTACTAAAGGTACAAGCAAAAAAGTAGGTCTTACTGAGGCTTTTGAAGATAGAAAAACTAAAGGCTTTTCGTGGAATAATCTCATGCTTCAGAGATGGACTGACCACGAAGGTAAAGAACATCGAGTTTTAGAAGATTATCAAAGAAATGTTTTATTGTGTGATCTATCTGCACAGCCTGACGACATTAAAAATTTAATTAATCAAACTATTAAAATCGAAACTGATAAAAATAAAAATGTTTCTCAGGTAGGTATAAGAATGATTAAATTTTGTGGAAGTTACGACTTGATCAAAATTAGTGAAAATATACAACAATACGTAGATCCGTTTAATTCGAGGTATCAACAATGAATTCAGTAGCAAAACCATTAATACCAAATAAGGAATGGATAATTGAAAATAATGGCAGGAAAGTAGGTACACTGAGTAAAGAGAAAAAAGGTTATGTATTTCTTTCAAAAGGTGTTAAAGTTCAATTTCAAGATTTAAAAGAGGTTGAACAAATTATGGACTTATATTTAGAAACTCCCTATTCTAAATCTGCCAGTAAAGAAAAAAGTGTTCATGGCTATGAAACAAAAACTGTACCACATAATCCTTTATATGATGTAAAAAGACGATTACCACTTTATACCAAGAGTGCTAAAAGCATTAGTAAACATTGTGCAGGACACTATATAATTAGATTTCCAAAAGGCTGGGTCAAGAGTCACTGTCCTAAATTAATCACTTTAGAAAGATATCCTTATAGAGGACCTTTTAAAACTGAACTAGAAAGTAGACAAGAGTTAACAAAGGCACATCGTGAAAGAAATTAATAACTATATTATAGAAGATTTTGCTGATAAAGTATATGCGGCTAAAAAAGCAAATAAACAACAAGTGGTATTAGATATTAAAGAAGCACAAATTCTAGTAGAAAATCTCACAATTGTGTTAGCTAGAGCACTATCAAACACTGAAAAAATGGTATCTTCTAATGAAGATGGTACGATTTCTGTTCAAGTAGATGGAGGATCTTTCTGATAAATAAGTACGTATAGAACATAACGTGCTTAATTATGAGTAGACCAAAACCAAATATTATATTAGAACACGCCAACAAAAAAACATATAAAATAGAACAAGTGTTGGAAAGTGACGCCATTTGGGCAGTTTTTTACATGGGTAAGCCAGTAAATTTAAAAACAAGTAGCCTTGTATCTAGCTATCCTGGACCAAAATATAAAAAAGTATCATTTTCAAATCCAGGACATGCGTTTAATCTAGCCAAAAAATTAAACAAGCTGTTTAATACTGAAGACTTTCAAGTATTCAAACTTACTTCTGGCGAAGTAGTAAATGAACAAGATTGACATAACTAAAAAAATTTTGTCATTAGACAGCGACTACGATCCAAAATATTTTAATAAATTTTACAAAGCCTGGTGGTATAACTGGCGTAATTCTGAAAATTGTAAATTTAGGTTAACAGATTCTGGTTACGAGTATTTCAAAAATGTTGCTGAAATAAAATTTTACGAAATTAGATATCCAAAAGGGTTAGTAATTACTAACAAAATCGTCATAGATTTGGACAGATATATCGACTGTCCATACTTCATAGATAAAAAATCATTAATGGTTTCCAGTGAAAAAGTTGCAGTTCAATTAGTATTATTTGATGGTAATTTGGGCAATTTTGGCAAAGCGAAACGTAGAAAAATCCAAAAAGGTACTTGACATTCTGGTTGCTGGTCAGTATAATAAACACACTGACACAGTAAATTTCTTCACTAAACTTTGAAAGGTAACCAAATGAAGAGCGAAATGAGTACTAATCGAACTGTAACTCCCAATGAAGCAAAGAAGTCTTTGCGTAAGTGTATCAAAAAGCAACGCCCTATTTTCATGTGGGGGCCTCCAGGTATTGGTAAATCTGACATTGTTCGTCAAATTGCTGTTGAGCAAGATCGCGAAGTTATTGACGTACGTCTTCCTCTTTGGGAACCTACAGATATTAAAGGCATTCCTTATTACAATGCCAAAGATAATACTATGAGCTGGGCTCCGCCGGTCGAGTTGCCTAGTGATCCAAAATGCAATGCTATTTTGTTTTTGGACGAATTGAATGCGGCTCCTCCCGCAGTACAAGCGGCAGCATATCAATTGATTTTGAATCGTCGGGTAGGAACATATATTTTGCCTGAAGGCGTAAGCATTGTTGCTGCCGGTAATCGTGAAACTGACAAAGGTGTTACTTATCGTATGCCCGCTCCGTTGGCTAATCGTTTTTTGCATTTGGAACTACGTGTAGATTTTGATGACTGGAACGTTTGGGCTGCTCAAAATAAAATTCATAGTGACGTAGGTGGTTACTTGAATTTTGCTAAACAAGATCTTTATGATTTTGATCCTAAGAGTTCGAGTCGTGCATTTGCAACACCTCGCACTTGGTCATTTGTTTCAGAAATGATCGAAGATGCTGATCTTGATGACAACACATTGACTGATTTGGTCGCTGGGTGCGTTGGTGAAGGACTTGCTGTTAAGTTTATGGCTCACCGTAAGATTTCTGGTCAGCTTCCTAAGCCAGATGATATTTTGGACGGCAAAGTTTCAGAACTAAAAATCAAAGAAATTTCTGCTATGTATTCTTTGACCATTGGGCTGTGCTATGAACTACAAACTAGGCATGAAAAGAAAGCCAAAAATTGGGATAAAATGGCAGACAATTTCTTCCGTTTTATGATGGATAATTTCCCGACTGAGATTGTAGTCATGGGAGCAAAGACTGCTCTTACTAACTTCCAATTGCCATTCGATCCTGCAGAAATGCAGAATTTTGATGAATTTCATGATCGTTTTGGTAAGTATGTTATTACTGCACTGGAAAAGTAATTGCAATATTTCAAACAAAAGGGGGGATTTTATCCCCTTTTTTGTTGACTTTCACACAAGAATCAGGTATAATTATACTATATTAAACAGAAAGGAAACTTTATGACCACTGCTGTTATGAAAGACGAAAATAACAAAGGCGTTGTTGAAAAGAGAGATTATTCTTCTAAAGAGCAAAACGATGCAGTTGAAAAATTGATTACAGCTCGTGTTGGATTGCTACTACGACAACCATTTTTCGGCAATCTTGCAACACGGCTTCAATTGAATAATGCCAGTGATTGGTGTCAAACTGCTGCCACTGATGGAAGATACTTTTACTACAATATTGATTTTGTAAAGAAACTCAGTGCTAAACAAGTAGAGTTTCTATTTGGTCACGAAGTTCTACATAATGTACTCGATCACTTGACTCGTCGAGAAGGTAGACATCCAAGAATATTTAATTATGCTACTGACTTTGCAGTCAATCAAATCTTAGTAGATGAAAGAATTGGTGAGAAAGTTGATCAGGTACAAATTTGTTTGGATTCTAAATATCGTGGAAAAAGTGCTGAAGAAATATACGACGAACTGATGAAGAACGTCAAAGAAGTTGACATTGAAGATTTTCTTGATCAACTTGGCGAACTTCTAGATGATCATATTGATTGGGAAGAAGGAAATGGCAAAGGTAAGGATAAAGATGGTAAAGACGGTCGTCCTTCATATTCCAAAGAAGAATTGAAGAAAATTCGTGATGAAATTAAAGAAGCTATGGTAGCGGCAGCGCAAGCCAGTGGTGCTGGAAGAATACCGGCTGCTCTTCAACGTTATATTAAAGATCTAACTGAACCAAAAATGGATTGGCGTCAAATGCTACGCATGAATATACAAAGTATCATTCGAAGCAACTACAGTTTCATGCGACCTAGTCGTAAAGGTTGGCATACTGGTGCAGTATTGCCTGGTATGATTAATGACGAAACTATTGATATTTGTATTGGTTTAGACATGAGCGGATCTATTGGTGATTCGCAGGCAAAGGACTTTTTAACAGAAGTTAAAGGCATTATGGATGAATACGTCGATTATAAGATACAACTTTGGTGTTTCGATACTGATGTATATAATCTAGCATCATTTACTGCTGATAACGGAAGTGACCTTTTATCATATCAGATCGCAGGTGGTGGCGGTACTGACTTTGATGCAAATTGGAAATTCATGAAAGATAACGATATTCAACCCAAAAAATTCATCATGTTTACTGACGGATATCCTTGCGGATCTTGGGGTGATGAGGATTACTGCGATACATTGTTTATTATTCACGGACCAGAAGATATAAAATCTCCATTCGGTCAATACGTACATTATAAATAATATGCGTAGATTACTATGAGAATTAAAAAAGGCACATTAAACCCTCTCAATGTTTTAGGTATTAGATATCTAGAAAGGGCTCCGAAATATTTCTTTAAAATTTCGGTAAATTTAAATTGTGATGATCGAACTGTAAAAAGATGGATCTATAATAATTTAAATGGGAGATTTAATGTGTCAAAAGATCTCATAGTAGTAGATAATAATCACATGATAGAAACGTCAAAAATTGGTTTTGAAGACCAACGTGAGGCAACCCTTTTCATGTTAAAATGCCCATACTTAGAAGATAGGAGAAAATAATGACTGAACAAGTAGAAACCCAAGTAGCACAAGATGCTCAAGTACAAGCAACTGCAAATGGTGCAGAAAATTCAGCACCTGCCGCACCTGATCTAACAATCAGCGATTTACAGGCACTTCGAACAATCATCGATGTTTGCACACAACGAGGTAGTTTTAGAGCAAATGAAATGGCTAGTGTTGGTCAAGTGTACAATCGATTAAACGCATTCTTAGACCATGTTGCTCCACAAAAAGAAACAACAGAAAAAACTAAGGAATAATTTATGAAACACGTCGGAAAAATGAAAAATAATGGTGCCCCAGTTGCTATTATTTTTCGCACACTTCCGGGTGATCCACACAGTTGTCTAGTGGTGGGTACCCAAGGGCTGGGGCCCACCAATCATGATGCATTAATGCAAGTGATTGAATCAAATGAAGCACAACAAAGTTTTGAGCTAGGGTCTACTCTTGCTGTTAGAAGATTCCCAGACAATGCAGATATGTTGGGCTGGTTGCATACTAATGGAAAACTTAAAAAAATTCCTACCACAGAAGTTTTGGTAACTGCAACTCCTGCTGACTCAATTCCGTTAAACGAACTTAATCTACTTATTGCTGAACAAAAAGGCATTAAGTTAGAAGAACTCGCTGTTGGATCAGTAATTAGTAAAACACCAGCTGACAAATCAACTTCTGAAATTCAAGAAATTGCATCAGTAACTGAGATGCCGCAAGTCAAAAATGAGCCGCAGATATTAGGTGATTCAGATCTTGCTCGAAGTCTAAGAAGTCAAGCAGATTCAATGTTTAAAGAAGCGCAGAAACTTCGAAAACAAGCAGACGAATTAGACCCCCCAGCAAATAAAAAGGTCAAAAAAGTCGACGAAACTACTGCTTAAGGGATCAAACAAATGATCCCTAGAAGAGTCAGAATTACATCTGCTTTAGACTCTAACTGGCAGGAAGTTTTGGAAGATGTATATTTAAAAGCAATCCCTGTTAAATATATATCTAGTGTAGATATTAAACTAAAAGATAATAGGACATACTCTATTGATGTTTCTTCAAAGCTAAAAACTGATTGGAATAATAATTCAGAAGAAGCTTCTAAAAATTTAGAGCAAATTATTGAAGAAATACATGAAGCACATGGAATAAAATTAGTAGAGTATCTTTTAGATTTTGATATGATAAAAAGTGAAATATCTTT